GGAATCACCAATAAATACGATTTTTCTAAACCGCGACTTGATGACGCATTGAAAAAAAGGGGCTAATATGGCAGTGATGAACGACTATAAGTGTCCGGCTCACGGGTACTTTGAATCGCGTGAAGCGGTATGTCCTCATGGATGTACCGATGTACAAGTGGTTTTCTTGCAGCCTGTAGGTATGACAAGTGATCGTACCAAGGGTAGCGATAAGACCCTGAAACAACTTGCACTGGACTTTAAGATGAGCGATGTGAAGTCTGTCAAACAAGGCGAAGCACAACCACCACGGTTTGCTAAACCAGATAATCCGTTTGCTCCGCGATGGGGTTCTCCGGGTGATCTTGGCGGCTTTAACTTGCGCTCTGTCGGAGGCGAAAACGTATCTGGCATTGGAGCAGTGAAAGAAGGATCAAGACTTACGGGGCCGCGTGTTGGCAGTTATGTTGCTGACCATCAAAACCTAAAGATTGACAAATGAGAATACCTACCGACCCATTAGAACGCGAGATGTTCTACATGGACATTATGCAAAAGTGCATGGTGTCTATGGAAAGCAGACGCACAGAATCAGAAGGCTTGCGATCCTACTACCTGTTTGGTGCAGGGCCAGAGGAAGCGCCAGCGCAATATAACAAAATCTTCCCGCACATAGATCAACTATCTGCGTTTATGTATGCAGCAGATTCTACACGCTTTTCAATTAACATTGGGGCAAGCGAGTCTGAAGATTATCAGCGCATGGTTCCTGTTTTAACTAAGGCGCTCTACGATTATTGGTTAAATAGCAACGCAGATCAAGTCTTTGGTCAAGCACTAAACTGGTCATTTTGCTACAACACCACCTTTGTGAAACCAGTTTGGCGCAATGGTATCCACCCGTACATGGTGGAACCCGCTGCCATTGGCGTGTTGCGTGAAGACGTTCCGTACACGGATCGTCAAGAAGCGATGATTCAGCGCTACTACATGACCAAGAGCGAATTGTTCTCACGGCTGTGGTCGCATCCCAAGAGAGATGAATTGGTGCGCCGCATCACCTTCTCTCAGCAAGAAACGTCTGACAATGCTTCAGGTATGGATCGTGTGATTACGTCTGCAACCAATCCTACCATCTACGGAAACATTAACTTAAACCTCACTGGCGTAAACCGCTACGTGCCTATGATTGCCGAAGACACGGTGATGATGCACGAACTTTGGATTTACGATGATGAGATTGATGACTACCTATGCGTCACGATTGCTGACCCTAACGTAGTAATCTTTGACCGTGCGTCCAAGATGATGTTCTTGGAAGGAGAAGTGCCTTTCGTTCAAATTTCTCCCAATCCGCAGTACGACTACTACTGGGGGCAATCAGAAGTGCAACGCTTGATCTTCTTGCAAGACATGAGGAATAAGCGCACCACTCAGATCATGCAATTGCTAGACAAACAGGTAGACCCACCCACGGTATTGCAAGGTTTTGGTGGTCTATTGGATGAGAAAACCTTTGCATTGCGCCGTGCTGGTGGCCTATTGGCTAACGATATGCCCAACGGCAAGGTCGAACAGTTTGCTCCAGACATACCAAATGACATATTTCGTGAGATTGCTGAGATTGATGCCATGTTTGCGGAGGCTTCAGGTATCGTTTCCGTTCTGCAAGGCCGGGGTGAAAGTGGTGTTCGTAGTGCTGGACACGCCTCCCAACTGGCTCGACTCGGCTCTTCACGCGCTAAAAAACGCGCTTTGGTCATTGAAAGCGCCTTGGAGAAACTGGCAACCCTCTATCTGAAGATGATGATGGTATATGACGATACCGTTTACGTTGATGAAAAGGGTAATAAGTTTATAGCCAAGCAGTTTACCGATGATTTCACAGTGAAAGTGGACGCGCACAGTAATAGTCCAATCTTCATGGAAGACCAGCGAGAGATGGCTTTCAGCCTGTATCAGGCCGGAACTATTAGCAAAGAGCGCTTGATCGAGATGATTGACCCGCCCATGAAGCAACAACTGCTTGAAGACTTGAAAAAACAGACTCAAACTGTACAAACGCCTCAAAGCCCTGAGATTCCTCAAGGCCAAGAGCCAATCGCACCTCAACCGGGAGAGATAGATGGCGGCCCTGCCTAACCAACCAGAAGGAAACCTCCGCACCGGCGATCAGCCCCGTGCTACGGAAACATCCATCAAAGATACTGAACGAAGCATGGGAAGAATCTCTTATTCACGCCAAGCACAGCGTGGAGGGTTCCCCAAAACTTCATACGGGACACGTTACATGAGGAAATCATAAGTGGCGAAAATGCAGTCACGCCCTTTTTTTTGGTTGACACTATAGTTTGTCTCAATTGAAAATCCGCACATCATAGGAACAGGATTACATATGGCTGTTTCAAGCAAAGAAATGATGGATATGCTCAAGTCTGAGCAACCACAACCGACACCTCCTCCCAACGAGCAGGCCAGCCAGACTGCGCCTATGCCATCCCCAATGACCACGCCTGAGCCACAGTCGGGCAACATGGAGCAAGCACGTTTGAACGTGATGATGGCGCTCGATATGATCCAGAACGCCTTGCAGACCTTTGGCCTTGAGTCCGAAGAGGGCATGGCACTTCAGGATGTTGTTGGAAAGATTACGGCAAAATTCGGAGAGCGTGAGTCTGATACCCGTCAACTCATGCCAGCAGAGATCATGAATTTGATTCAAACCTTGCCGCAGGCGGGTGGTGCAACCCCTGAAGCAAGGGCAGTCGCAGCAGCACCAGCACCCGGAACTCAACAACCTCCATTACCCATTTAAGGAGAAGTAAATGGAACTCTTCAAACCACGTGGCAATCTGGCTCCGCGCCGACCCACAGATAACACTCAGCAGAACGGTCAAATCGTCAACACTCCGCGCTTTGCAGAGTTTGGCGGCTTAACTGCTCCAAACAAAATTGGCCCCAAGAACAAAATGACTCTTGGTAAGCCGGGTGACGGTAAAAAAGTCATCTAATTGACAGAAAGGGGCTAACAAAATGTCATTAGAGAATTTATCCGTAGAAGCACAACAAGAGTTGGCAATGCTTGCAAAGACTTTGGCTGAAGACCCAAAGACGCGCAGATCATTTCTTCAACTTACTAAGCAAGTACGCCCGGATGTTCCAATCCCTGAGATTGAAATTGAAGAGCGTACTAACTCAGTCCTTCAGCAAGCCGAAGACCGTGTTAAGTCTTTAGAAGACAAACTACGGGCTAAGGAAGCGCGGGAAGAGTTAACAAAACGCCGCGATACCCTAGTCAAGAAGGGTCTTGTCGAGTCCGAAGACGAAATCAAGGAAGTCGAGAAGATCATGGTTGAAAAAGGTATTGCAAATCACGAAACCGCTGCTGAATACCATTCGTGGATGAAGCAAGCGGCAGCGCCTACACCATCGCAGTTTCCGCAGCCCGTAATGTCGAAGTTTAATACCAAGGATTTTATGAAGAATCCTGTTGGTGCGGCACGTGACGCGGCTCATGCAGCATTAAGCGAATTTAGGAAAAATCCGAAGCCTATTGGCTTTTGATTTTATTGGTTTAGGGGCTTTTTTCTAGGAGATTAAAAATGCCTATTGGCGGAGGAATTATACCGGCCTCTGGGAGTCAACAATACACGGAACTTACGTATGTAACGCGCCGTGCGTTTATTCCCAAGATGGTCGTGCAGATTTACAACTCTACGCCCCTCATGGCTGCACTGATCGCCAATAGTCAAACCGCTTCCGGCGGTGTGTCATCGGTGACTGTGCCTGTCCAAGGGTCACAGTTTGTTAACGCTCAGTGGTCGGATTACTCCGGCTCCTTTGCACAGCCTAGCGTACAGCAGGGCGCTTACAACGCGGAATTCAACCTGAAACTTCTAGTTTCTCCGGTTCCTTTCCTCGGCATGGAAGGCGCAGTGCAGCAAGATTACGCCATCATCCCGTTGATCGAAGCACGTATGAACGATGCGACCAACGTAATGATGGACGCAATGGCTACCTCGCTCTACACAAATACGTCTGACACTCAGCAGTTTACGGGCTTGCCTATCGCTGTTGACTCATCGGGTACATACGGCAATATCAGCCGTAGCCAGTATTCGTGGTGGGCTTCTAAGGAATACGCTGCTGGTTCGGTTAACCCGACCCGTCAGAACGTACTCCAGTACATCTCCGGTACCGTTAAGAACTGCGCTGAAGTACCTACTTTCGGCGTTTGCGGCTTTGGTACTTGGACGCTTCTGGCTCAAGACTACGTAGGCCAAGAACAGTACATGATTACTCCGGGTTCCGGATTTGATGCTGATGCCAATGGCCCACAGGCTGCGTTCCGCGCCCTGATGGTTGCTGGCGTTCCTATCTATCCTGATCCGTACTGCCCAGAAGGTACTCTGTACCTATTGAACACAAACTATCTGTCCATGTACATCCATGAGCAGGCTTCGTTTGCGTTCACTGGCTTTGAATCGACTCTGCCAAACTTCCAGATTGGTTACGTTGGCGCGGTTCTGATGATTGCCGAAATGGTAAGCACCAAGCCTAAGTCGATGACCAAAGTGACTGGCTACAACTCTTTGACACTGTAAAGGAGAAATAGATCATGTCACTCGCACTAAATAAAATCCTCTTAGCAAGCGCTAATGCAAACAGCACGGCTGCGTACTTTGTTGCAGGTTCTACTGGCCTGACTTCAGGTGCTTCTTCTGTGCTTGACGCTGGTTCTTATGTTTTCTATCCCGTAGCAAACGTTGCTGTTCAGGTGAATAACTCATCTGCCGGTACAGGTTTTGCTACCGTTTTAGCAAACAATACTGGTGGCTTTATGATTGCAGATGGCACCAACGTGCGGATTACCAACTTGGGCAACCAGTTGGCAACTTCTACGTATGTTGTTGTCGGCAGCGAACAAGCGGCTCCCGAAACCTTCGGTAACGTTTAAGGAGGCATCATGGACGCAAATGCCGTAGGCCGTGAATATCCAGATGGTTTTGGATATAAGCGCCTTGGTTTCTTGCAAGGCCAATCAATTGGCACTGCTGGAGACACTGTAATTTCCGTTCAGGAAGGCAATAAGTACATTGTGCGTCAAGTTACTTTGAGCAATTTTAGCGCTGCTGCTACTGGTGCTGACGTTGGGGTTCATACCTCAACGGCGGCAACTGGTACCGATGTTGCTGATACTCAAACATTAACTGGCGCGTCCAGCACGGCATCGTATGTAAATCTTACGTTGTCTTCTGCTGCAAACGCCAATGTGTTTACTGCACCTGCCTTGTATTTCAACGTAAACGTTGCGGCTACAGGTATTACCTGTGACGTAGCGATCTATGGAGATATTGTCACGTTATGAGCAATAGTGTGTTTGTCACCAATAGAGGCGTTCCGTTTGTTGGTCGCTATGAAAACGTGGAATACACGTTTGAAAACGGCAAAGAAGTGGAACTGTCACTAGATGCTGCCAAACACATTCTTGGTTACGGCGATGATAATAAAGAGCCATATTTTGTAAGGCTTGGTTGGATGAAGATGAATACTGATCTGCCCCGCGCTGTAGAGCGTATGCAGACCGTTTCATTTTCATCTGAGCCTGCAAAAAAAGTCCACTTGTCAGCCCCGGTGGTGGAACGAGTAGCCGCACCAATGCCCAAAGTCCAAAAGGCTGAGAGCAGAGGTGTGGCAAAAGTCCAGCAGTTACAGTAATGGTAAAAGATGCCTACTCTAAACGAATACATCACCGAAACGCGGCGATTGCTGCATGACGTTAATGGTAATTTCTGGACTGACCAAGAACTAACAGATTACATTAACGATGCTAGAGGCCACACGGTACAAGATTCCGGGTGCCGCCGAATCCTGCAAACTTACACGCTGACTGTAGGCGATGAGACTATCGACTACTCTGACCTGACGCAGGGCAACAATACAATTGATATTCTTAATATCAACCTTTATTGGGGTGATAGTCGCTGGCCTATGTACTACATGGCTTGGACGGATTTCAATGCTCAATTGCGTTTCTGGCAAAACTACAACGGAAGGCCAATTGGCTTTTCGATATATGGGGCTAAAACTATCTACATAGGGCCAAAACCGGATCAAGCCTATGAAATCGAATTGGATACTGTCGTTCTTCCATCGGCTCTTGTCACTGGGTCGCAGCCCGACACAGACATCCCAAGTCCGTACTACGAAGCAGTCGCGTACTACGCAGCAAGCAAAGCCAAGTATCAAGAACAAAGTTACGGCGAATCGGAAATCTTCAAGCAAGAATACACGAAGCAAATCCTCGGTGCGTTGAATAGCACCTTTACCCGCCGCCTACCGTCTGTTTATCAGTCGGGGTACTAAATGGCTGCGGTAGAGCAAAAAAAGTCTTATTTCGTAAGCAAGGACTTTAAGGGCGTAAACGTCAAGAATAACCGCACCGCTATCGGTGAGGGTGAGTTTGCTTGGCTAGAAAACACCCAACCAATCGGCTACGGCAATATTAAGATTGTAAACGCTCCAAATACGCTGGCTAATATTGCTTTTGCTAACACGGTCAGTTACATGGCCTCGGCAAATATCAATAATACCGAATTTATGTTTGCGTTTCAGGAAGATGGACGCGCTCAATACGTCAACGTTGAGACTAATACGCTTGCCAATCTTGCCCCTGCAAACACCTTTTCCAATGCCAATATGCAAATTGTGCAGTGGAAAAATGACCGAATCCTAATTATTGATCCAGCCAAAGGCTATAAAACTTGGGACGGAACAAATTTAGTTAGTATTGGTTCAATTGGTACGGTTACTGTAAACAATGGTGGTAGCAATTACTCAGCCCCAACGGTTACTTTTGGAACGCCCGGAGAAACGGGTGGGGTAACGGCTACCGGAGAGGTGGTGTTAGTCGGAAATGCAGTTTCTCAAATCGTCATTACAGAAGCGGGTAGTGGGTACACATCTGCACCTACAGTCACGATCACCGATCCTACTGGCTCAAACGCTAATGTCACTTGCACTCTTTTTAGTCAAAATGGCACTGGTATTGCCACTTTCAGTGGTCGTACTTGGATTGCTGATGGTCGCACGGTTTACTACAGTGCTGCTGACACTTACAATGACTTTATATCGGTATCTAGCGGATTCATTACGCTAACCGATTCAACGCTAAGAACAGACATAGCGGCAATTATTGCTGCTAACAACTTTTTGTACATTTTTGGGGAAGACTCAATAAACGTCTTTTCCGATGTGCGGGTCAATAGCACCACTGGCGAGACAATCTTTACCAATACCAACGTCAGCGCTTCCATTGGTTCTGGCTTCAAATACGCCATTTTCCCGTATTTTCGATCCATGCTGTTTATGAACCGCTATGGTATCTACGCTCTGGTCGGCGCTACAACGTCAAAGATCAGCGATGACATTGACGGGATATTTCCAGACGTAGACTTTACCAAGCCGATCACTGCCGGACAGGTGTTGCTTAACAACATTTTGTGCGCTGCGTGGACGTTTACTTACAATGAACCTACAAATGGAACCACCACGCCGCGTGAGATTCAAGCCGTGTTCTTTGACCGTAAGTGGTTCTTTACTAGCCAAGGCGATACGGTTACCCGCACGGCTTCGGCAGTCATATCAGGCAACATCATCATGTATGGCACTACGGGCCAGAACTTGATTAAGTTTTACCAAAACTCAACCAGCGGTATTAGTTGGGAAGTGGTTTCAGCCTTGTGGCCTATGGGCGATCCAATCAGGGACAAACAGGCTTTGAAAGTCGGTATTGAGGCTACCCTTGGCACTGGTTTTGCAGACTTCACAGCCTTTATTGATTCTGAAAACCAACAGTCACCAGCCATAACATTTGCTAACTCTATTGATTGGATCAATAACTCTAGCCAAGTGGTTCAGTGGACTAATTCTAGTGGCACCCCAATTGGTTGGACTTCTTCTACCGTTACTGGTGGAACAGACTATTATTTGTACAAATCTGACGCTAAGATGTATGGCAAATACCTTGGCATTACACTAACTGGTGCAACGACTCCGTTCACCATTAACGGCTTCCAGATGGAGCATGAATTGAGAGCGAGGTTCTAAATGGCACTTCCGGTAACTATTCCTAATACGTTTGCTAGCGCTACTACGTCTATACCGCTATCGCAGTTAGACACTAACTTCTCTACACTTGCTAATGCTATAAACGGCATTAACAGTGGCGCAGAAACGCTTGTCAACTTAAAGGCAAGCAACGTCACAATTACTGGCGGAGTTATCAGCAACGTAACGCTGGATAACGTCAATGTTGACGTAGAAACTTTAAGTAACGTCACCCTTGTTAATGTAACGGTTACAAGTGGAACGTTTACTGGAATCACAGCAGCCAATATCGCTGGCGCAAACATTAGTTCTGGCAATGCAACATTTACCAATGTCACGGCTACTCAGGCTAATCTGACTACGGCTAACGTCACTAACCTGCAATCAGGTAACGTAGTCATTACTGGCGGCACATTGACCGGAATTACGGCTGCAAACATTGCTGGCGCTAACATTTCTAGCGGAAACGTAACCGTAAGCATTGTTTCTTTGGCTAACGGCAATGCGGCTGCTCCTTCTTTGCGCTTTACAGATGACACGGATACTGGAATTTACAACTCAGGTGCCAATGCCATATCGTTTACAGAGGGCGGATCAGGCTACCGTATTGGATTTAGAAATATACCGCCAGTAGGCACCAAGACAGGTTCTTACACGCTTGCTGTTGGTGATGTTGGTGAGTACGTACAAATTGGTAGCGGAGGTTCTATTACGATTCCTGACGGTACTTTTGCCGAGGGCGATGCAATCTCGCTATTTAACAACACTAATGCTGCCGTAACGGTCAATTGTGCGATCAGCACGGCTTATATTGCCGGTACTGACACCGATAAAGCCAACGTATCTTTGGCTACCCGTGGTGTGGCTACGATCTTGTTTGCAAACGCTAACGTCTGCGTAATCACAGGAAATGTGAGTTAAGACATGACCGGAATCTTTCAGATTCTTCTTGCTGGGCAGGGTGCACCGACTATCCTTGCTGACTACCTTGTTGTAGCGGGTGGTGGTGGGGCATCTAGTTATGGTGCTGGCGGTGCTGGAGGTTATCGCACAAGTGCAGGGACTAGCGGCGGTGGTGCGTCTGCTGAATCATCTTTAAGTCTTGCGGTTGGAACTTCTTACATTGTAACGGTTGGCGCTGGAGGAAGTGGCGGTTCAAATGCAAATGGCAGTCAAGGTTCAAATTCTGTATTTAGCACAATTACTTCTACTGGCGGTGGTTTGGGAGGTCAGCAAGCCGGTGGAGGTGCAGGTGGCTCTGGAGGTGGTGGGGGCTATGGAGCCACAGGAAATCCAAGCGCAGGAGGTTCTGGAACCACTAATCAAGGATATGCAGGTGGTAGTGGTTTAACAGACGATGCAACATATTCTGCTGGTGGTGGAGGCGGCGGTGCTGGTGCTGCTGGAACTAATGCTGCGTTTCAAGTGGGTGGCAACGGTGGAAACGGTGTTGCTTCATCAATCACAGGCTCATCGGTAACAAGAGCAGGTGGCGGCGCAGGTCGAACCAACGTAGGTACTTCTGGTACTGCTGGCTCTGGAGGTGGTGGAACTGCATCAACTTCAGGGGCGGGTGGAAGTGGAACTGTAAATACTGGAGGGGGTGGAGGTTCTGGCTCCGGCATCGCCGGCGGCGGCGGCGCTGGCGGCTCTGGTGTCGTTATCATCAAAATCCCATCTACGCACTATGCCTCATTCTCATCTGGTGTAACTTCAACTTTATCTACTGCGGTTGCTGGATACAACGTATACACAGTAACGGCTACATCTACTACTAGCGAGACTGTTACTTTCCTTGCTGGCGCACCTGTTAGCGACTTGCTAGTGGTGGCTGGTGGTGGAGGCGGTGGGCATACTAGGGGTGGTGGTGGCGGTGCTGGTGGTTATCGATCAAGCACAACCCAAGGAATCGTTTTTGGTCAGACCTACACAGTTACAGTAGGCGCTGGCGGCAATGGTTCTTCAAGTGCTACATTGCGTGGTTCTAACGGTTCTGATTCTGTATTTTCTAGCAATACTTCTGCCGGAGGTGGTGGAGGTGGGTCTGGAACTGGTCAATTTGCGGGTTCAGATGGTGGATCAGGTGGCGGTGCTGGAAATCAAAACAATACAAATGTTAGTGGAGGCACAGGAAACACGCCAAGCACTAGCCCATCTCAAGGAAGTAATGGTGGTGCATCCAATGCTTCTGGTCAAGGAGAGATTGCAGGTGGCGGAGGTGGCGGCGCAAGCGCAGTAGGAGCAACGTCATCGTCGAGTGATAACGGTGTTGCTGGAGGTGCTGGAACATCCTCATCAATCACAGGCTCAAGCGTTCCCCGTGGTGGTGGAGGTGGTTCGGGCGTTGGAAATAATGATTCTGCTACTGGCGGGACGGGCGGTGTAGGCGGAGGCGGTAATGGTGGGCAAAGAACCACCGATAATGCAACCGCTGGAACCGTCAATACTGGCGGTGGTGGTGGAGGCGGGGGTGATAATCAACCCGGAAAAGCAGGCGGCTCTGGCATTGTCGTTATCAAAGTACCTGACAACGTAACTGCGACATTCTCTGGTGGCGTAACTTCATCTCTGTCTACTTCTGGTGGATTCAACATCTACTCTGTGACTGCGACTAGCACGACAAGTGAGACTGTGACGTTTAATCCTAAGATTGTTGTTGACTACCTTGTAATTGCAGGTGGTGGTAGTGGAGGCGCTCAAGCGGGTGGCGGTGGTGGCGCTGGTGGATACCGTGAACTTACTGCTCAAGGCTTAACCAAAGGCACGGCTTACACAGTAACCGTTGGTGCTGGTGGTGCGGCACAATCTGCCGGAGTTGGAAATGCAGGTTCTAACTCTGTATTTTCATCTACAACATCTACTGGAGGTGGTGGTGGAGGTGGAACTGGTGCTGGTGCTGGTAATGGAGCAAATGGAGGCTCTGGTGGTGGTGGTTCTGCTGGAGTTGGATTAACTTCTGGAGGCACAGGAACATCAGGGCAAGGAAACAACGGTGGAACTGGAGTAGGAACAACATCTGCAAGTAATGGTTCTGGTGGTGGCGGGGGAGGTGCTAACGCAGTAGGTGTAAATGGCACGGTAGATGGTGGAACTGGTGGCGCTGGAACGGCCTCATCAATCACAGGCTCATCGGTCACCCGTGCTGGAGGTGGCGGTGGCTTTTCACGGGCTGGAACTCTTGGAAGTGGAGGCACAGGTGGGGGTGGAGACGGAGGCCGTGAGGGTGGGGCATCTCCTACTGCTGGAACCGTAAATACTGGAGGCGGCGGCGGCGGTGGATTATTTACTGGTAACTCAGGCGCTGGCGGTTCAGGCGTAGTCATTATTAAGATTCCTGATAGCGTAACCGCTACATTCTCAGGCGGTGTTACATCCTCGCTATCGACTGCGGTATCAGGATTTAAGATTTACACCGTGACCGCTACATCAACCACATCAGAAACAGTAACTTTTAGTTAAGGAGAAACAATTGGCGCACTTTGCGAAACTTGATGAAAACAATGTCGTTATCTTTGTCACGGTTGGTCGTGACGAGGACAACGGCAAAGAGGCAGAACTCTCTGCCCGTACAGGCGATGTCTACAAACAGACTTCGTACAACACCCACGGTGGCGTACACGCACTAGGTGGGACTCCGTTCCGTAAGAACTATGCGGGACTAGGCTATACCTACGATGAAGGACGGGATGCGTTCATTCCTCCAAAACCCTATGCGTCTTGGTTGTTAGACGAGGATACTTGTTTGTGGGAATCGCCAGTACCGTACCCAACGGATGTTGGAACAGATAAAAACCCAAAGCGCTACACATGGGATGAAGACGCAGGCAATTGGGTACAGGTGGCTTAATTGAAACTGATCCGGCTAACAAACGCTACAAAAGGACGGATTGGAGAGTCTCTGATCCTGAACACTGACCTTATTGCGTCATTTTTTGAACATAGCCAAGAAGACGGTGTAAAGGTCACGGTGGCGTATGGCATGAATGGCAACTCATGGGAAGTCAAGGAAACCGTTGACGAGATCATGGAGCAAATAAATGGGCATTAACGCATTTACCAAACTAGGCAATACGGTAGTTTTTACCGCTGCCACAACTGCACCTGCTGCCGTACAAGCCGCTTCTACTACGCTTGGTGGAAACCAGTACAGGATTATTAACGCTGGCACTGTGACGGTATTTTTGGGCTACGGCACAACTGCATCAGACGCAAACAATGCTGCTGCCGTAGTTTCTTCTAGCGGAGAGGCTTTGCCATTACTGCCGGGGACAGATGAAATTCTAAGTTTTGTTCCTAATGCCTATTTTACTGGCATTACGTCAGCGAATACAGCAGCCGTTTATATCACTCCGGGTGATGGGCTTTGAGAGGATAGATCATGCTAAAGGTAGTATCGTCATTTGGAAGCAGTGGTGGTGGTGTAGGCGCGGTAACGTACAAAGGCACGTGGAACGCAAGCGCAAACTCGCCTTTTTTGGCTTCCGGTGTTGGAACGCAAGGCGATTACTACGTAGTCAACATTGCTGGCAGCACCAATCTTGATGGCATCACCGATTGGCAGATTGGCGATTGGGCTATCTTTAATGGCTCTGTTTGGCAAAAGGTAGACAACACTGACGCAGTTTCTAGCGTCAACGGGCAGGTCGGCACAGTGGTGCTTACCGCTGCAAACGTAAACGCCGTTGCAGATACGGCAACAATTACCGCTGGCACTGGATTAACTGGTGGCGGCACACTAGCATCAAACACCACGATTACGCTTGCTAACACGGCTGTAACGGCTGGCACCTATGGCGGTGGTACTGATGCTGCATCTTTCGTTGTAGACGCACAAGGAAGACTTACAAGCGCCGCTAACGTGGCTATTCCACAGGGTACTGTAACCAACGTGGCTACAGGAACAGGGCTTACTGGCGGCCCAATTACAAGCACTGGAACGATCAGTTTAGCCAATACTGCGGTTTCTGCTGGCTCATACGGCAATGCAACATCAGTGGCTACATTTACGGTAGATGCTCAAGGGCGGCTTACCAATGCTTCTAACGTAGCAATTACGTTTCCGTCTTCTTATACCAATTTGTCGGTTGACTTAATTGATTTTAATGAAAACGCCAATCTTACGGCTACTAACAGCCAGATGACTTGGAACAATGAAGATCAGCACAAGACGGTAGCAGTTGGGATAAACGGCGATCAGTTTTATCTTTTACAAGACCAAATTTTTAGGATAAAAGCCTCGTCTGCCATAACTAAAGGGCAGGTGGTGATGTTTAGTGGAACTCTTGGTTCCTCTGGCGGGTTGACAGGTGAGCCTGCTACGGGCTTGCAACCAGACCAATCTAATTACATTCTTGGCGTTTCTAAAGACACTCTTAGTACAAACGATTGGGGAAACGTCCAGTATTTTGGTGAAGTCACAGGACTTAACACTACTGGCGGCGCTGAAAACTGGGTTCAAGGCGATATTTTGTATTACAACCCATCTGTTACTGGTGGTTTGACTAAGATTAAGCCAACTGCACCTGCCGCTATAGCCATCGTTGCTGCGGTGGTTAATGTAAGCGCATCTTCTGGCATCTTGTTTGTGCGTCCCACTTATGGTTCAGTGCTTGGCGGCACCGATGGAAACGTAAATTTTAATAGCCTAGCCAACAATCAAGTTATTGTTTACAACACAACCACTAATGTTTGGGTCAATACTTCAAACATCAATTTAGGCAATATCACTGGCGCTAACGTGACAGTGACCGCTAACTTATATGCAAATTTAGCAACTAGCAATAGTGCTGCCATGCCTGATCCTAGCCTGCCGCTAAACCCGGAAGGATATTTGACGGTCATTATTAACGGCGCTGCCAAAAAAATACCTTATTACGGTGTGTGATGCCTACTCATACAGACATTGTGGAAACCAAATTATCCGCCCATGAGATCATTTGCGCCGAAAGATACCGTGGAATCAACGCACGGCTAAAGCGGATTGAGGTTATTGGCATTGGCGCAACTGCAACAATCATTGCGGCTATGGGTTGGGTCATAAACCTGCTGATTGGCTTGGTAGCAAAACTGTGAATTTTGAGAGTCTGGCAACTGTTCGCTTTGGCGATCCTGACGGACTCAAAGAATTTTTGTTTGAAAACGGTATTCAGCACCAAGCATTTGCTGAACGGCTGATAGATTTGGGTTTTACGGTACCTCGGTACCCGTTGATAGACGCTGATGTAGAGGATTTGGACGATTGGCTGGCTATCCACCAGATTGAGCATCAGGCTTTTGCCACGATCCTTGATCTGGACAATCCTTTCAACCTTTTGGACACAGATTGGAACCAAGAGGACGATTTTTATGATTGGATTAACAGCCATCTGCTCATACATGAGCAAATAGCACGTGCTTTAGGGGTCACTTAGAGGCTAAAAATGACCAAAATTTACAATTTTGGGTTTGGACTGACCAGTTTACAAACCCTTCCCCGCCTCCCAAGAAAAATGGGTTTTTGTGCAACGCAACATAGTAATAAGTTATTGATATGTGAGCCACAATTGAGCGAAAATATGGTATCCAGTTGGGGTCTAGGTGGTGTATCCGTTAGGAGTAGCAATGCAACCAGTAGATAGCAAGAAACAAAAACTAGGACTAACCGACCTTCTTTCTATTGTAGGCGAGGCTAGCGACAACGGCCTTGACTTACGTACTTTTGCCTTGAAAACCGTGATGCTGGCCTCCCGTCCTGACACGGAATTTATGAATCTTGGCAACAGCGTCTTTATTATTGTTGATGGCGGCAATAGAGTAGGAAACATTATTGTTTATAACGCCGATACCAACGAAAATTTTATTGAAAACTACAGCAAAGCGCTAGATGCAGCATATATGCTTGGTTTTGACGAAGTGTTTACTGACTTTCAAGAATCATTCTTGCCATTTTATGAAGGGTTTTTTGATGTATATGGTGGAGATGGCTTTGGTTCAGAAATTCAATTACTAGAAGATAACACGTACAGAGCGTTAATGAGGCTTGGCCCTGACCGTGAAGGAGAGCGTGATGGGCAGACTTAGTAAAGCGTGGAAATCTGCTACCAAATTTGTTGGTAACGCATTAGGTGCGGTTGGTGATGCGATCTCAGGCACTTTTAAGGCCGTAGTAGATACCGTTAAAAAGACGGGAGAAGCAATTACTAAGATTGTTTCTTCTACTTTTAATGCCATTGAGAAAGCGGTCAATCAAGTTGGGGACGCTCTAAAAGAACTAGAAGACTTTGCAAAACCACTAATTGAACGCTACGCAATACAGGTAGCGTTAGTTGCTATGGGCATACCGCCTCAGTTTGCAGCCCCAATGTCAGCCGGGATGCACACTTTGGCTAAGGGTGGATCGCCTGAAGACGCTCTAAAATCTGCCGCTACCGTTGCTGTTATTCAGCAGGCTGGTCAGTCAGTACAAGGTGGCATGGAAGCCGCCAACGCTGATGCTATAGCCCAAGGCGGTCAGGCGGTTTATAGCGCTGCTGAGATTGCTGCCGCTACTTCTGCCGCGCAATCTGCTGTTGCCGCAGCCGCTACAGGTGGTGATGTTAAGCAAATATTAACAAGCGCAGCCATTGGTGGGGTTACTGGTGCAGCCGCCACCGAGGTTTATAAAGCCACTGGAAGTATTGCCGCCGCTAATTTTACCCGTGTAAGTTTGCAAACCACCTTACAAGGGGTAGAAGTTAAAGAAGCAATCCTAATGGGCGCTTCTGCAAGCATGGTTTCTTACCTACAAACCATGAATAAGTATGCCAATGAAGCGTCTGATATTTCTCGCAGTAGGGCTGCCTCTATTGAGGCTTATAAAGCCCGTGCAGAAGGCTATAACGCAAAATTAGACCAATATAACCAAGCCCGTGATGCTGGCGATGTAGCAACGGCTAATCGTTTAGCCGATGAGTTAAATGCAGAATTGCCCATTATAAACAATCTGTCTAATCAAATTGGCTCATTTAACGCTCAAATTAAAGACCTTACAGACAAGTATTCTGCCGAGCAAGAAAAAGCAAAAACAGAGGCTCAAAAAACTGGTTTTGACTTTAAGCCTAAAACCGATCAAATGTTAGCCGCAGAACAAGAAGAACGAGACGCTCTGGCTGAAGAGTTAATAAAATTGGTTGGTGAAACGGAAGGCCGCAGGTACGAGGGTATTCAAGTTGCTGGAGAACTGCCTGCCGCTATTGAAGAGTCGATCAAAACCGTTCCTTTGGTTGGAGAAGAAGGCAGCGATTGGCAAGATTTGGGTGATGGCAGGCTTTCGCGCACTGTAACCACACAAGACGCTAACGGGAATGTGCGGCAGTACAACATTCTTTTAGACCCAGAAACTAACGAAGTAACTTATAGCGTCCCTGAATATGCAACCCAAGATAACCCGCTTGGCGAGGTAAGTGGTAGACCAAACTACCGTTCTATGGTTGGAACCCCCCAACAGCCAACACAGTTGACTCCAGAGATGGAAGCCCAAGGGTATACAAGGGATGAGCAAGGATCTATTAGATCGCCTTCAGGCGCTTTGTTTATTGAGATAACCACAGGCGGTGCTGACAAGCCAGAACTGGTTGAGGACGTTGGCGAGTTGGTTGGTCAAAGACCTACGTTGACCGAGGCAGAACTAGCCGCGATCAACGCCCAAGCCCGTGAAACCCGTGGCACAAGCATCCGTGGCGCGGTAGAGCAAGACCTTTTTGAGCAAGAACTTGAGCAGTTTGAGCAAGAACTTCAAAACGCAGAAGACGCTGCTGAAAAAGACGCTGCAAGACTTGAGTTTGCACAGAAACAACGTGAAAGATTGGCTCAGGCGAACCGTTTACCGGGGACGCTACAAGCCCAAATTGACGCTGAACTTGAGTCTATTTTGGACGAGTACGAGCGCACCAAGGGAGTTGCAACCGAGGCCGCTTCCAGAAGAGAACAAGTTGTTGCATCGCAACAAGAACGTGCAGGCACAGCATCAGATGAAGAGATCATGCGTTTAATTGGTCTAACACCTGATGAGGGTGAGCGCTATGGACTTGGAAGAGGCACTGGAACAGGCTTTAGGCCAACAGAAGTCAAGCCAATTTCTGAGCAGCCGCCTGAATTGCCAGAAGGTGAGATGGAACTTGGCGGCGGCGAAGGAGAAGGTGAGCCGCCTGCCAGAAGATTTGATGCTCAGGGTAGAGCAATCACAACTACGGCTGTAGAGGCTGGTGACCGTACCCGTGAAGCAGGCACTCCGGGCATTTCGTCACGGGTGACAGGCGAGGCTTTGGTAGGTATTCTTGGTGAAAAGGAGCCGCTATTTGGTGGCGATGAAGATGAGCAACGTGCGGTATGGAACCGCCGTTCACTACGCTTGAGAAAGGCGCTAGGACTATGAAATCATTAACTGGAATGGGCGGTGTTGGAAACGCCCGTGAATTGGCTGAAATGCTACGTCAAATGGGCCGTGGACGCGACACTATACTTGCCCACATTACCCCTGAAGAAGCCCAAATGCTCATGGATGCGGGTGGCTCTGGAGATACTAACCCCAACACTGGCCTGCCTGAGTTTCAGGAAGAAGACTTTTTTGGCTCTGAGTTTGACCCATATGGGGGGCAAGCAGTGACTAGCGCAAGCGGAGGTATCAGCCCAGAAGCAGAATCCTACTACACTGGTCAAACAGGCGCTTTTTTTGATAGAGATATGCAAACCGCAGCAGAGCAAGGCGCACAGGGACAAATGGATATAGGGTTTGGCCCCGGTAGATTTGCGCCGCAATACACTCCAAGAGATGTGTCTGGCATGGCTCCAGACCAATTCCAGCGTCAAATGGAAGGTGTGGGAGCAGGGCCGGGATTGGCTGAAACTCTTGAATCTAAACTTGGTGGAGTTTCAGACCTAGCAGCCAAATACCCACGCTTAGCGCAGGCCGCAGGCTATAGCGCTCAAGGGTTGGTTGGTATGTTGCAAGCCGCCCGTGCGCGTAAGCAGGGTCGTGATGAGGCTGCACGGTTATCAGCCCTTGGCGCTCCACTACGCGCTCAAGGAGAGTCATTGCGTCAACAGGCTTTGTCCGGCACCTTAACGCCGCAGCAGGCTGCTCAACAAGAGGCTGCTAGGGCAAGATTGCGTCAAACCGCCGCTGGCAGAGGTGCTGTAACTGGCACACAGGCCGGAATGATTGAAAACCAGTTGGGTAGACAGCGCTCCGAACTAAGCCAAGTAAACCTTAATAACGCTTTGAAACAGTTGAATCTGGCTAATGCCTACGACGAGGCTGCAATCAAGGCTACTATGGCTGCGGATCGTGAGGCTGATGATTACTTAGGTCAGATTGCCGCAAACATTGGCTCTCAGTTGGCAAGCGCTACCCCAGTGCAACGTGCGCCAAGAGCGCAAAGACCAGCAACACCTGAGATTACCCGCAGACCTGAACTTCCCCGTGGAGAATAATAATGGCATTGGCTGAAACTCTAAACGGCGGTCTTGATCCGTTTACTTCTGTAGGAAAAATAGCGCAAGGCGGTGATGCTCAGGCCCGTGCTAAAACAGCGCGTAAAGAATTAGAGCCTATGATGAGGGCTGAATCTGGCTTAGGGAAAGACATTGCTAAAGAAGAAACTAGACTCAAGAGAGAAAGAGCGCAGGCAGAAACGCTTGCCGAAGAAACTTTTGCTACAGGCAAACGAGAGTCTTATGACAAATATCAGGCTGGACTAGAGCAGCGCCCTACTTTTAACCCTACTGAATTTAATGCTCCAGCAGCGGCAGAACTTGCCGGATTGACTGCTGTTATTGGCGCTATTGCTGGCGCTGGTAGCGCCCGTGCAGCCTTAAAAAGCATGGCTGGTTTTACCAAGGGCCATAAAGAAGGTCGCGCTGATCTTTACGATAAAGAAATAAAACAATACGAAAAAGACATACAAGCGTGGAAAGACAATGTTGGGATGGCAAAGGAAAAACTAACGCAAGTTATTGACCTGCTTTCTACCGACAAAAACGCCGCTTTGGTCAAGGCTAAAGAACTTGAACCTATGCTGCAAGAAGGTTTAGTTTTGGCAAAAGTACGCAAGGGAGACTATAAGGGCGCAATGGACGTTCTTAACAATGCTATCAAGTCTGGAGATCAGTTAGACATTGCATTGTCCAAAGCCTCTGGAAAGAGCAGCGGACTAAAACCCGGAGTTGATTTAGTCAACAAGCACTTGATGAAAATGCGTCTTTCTGGTTATGCCAACCAGATGCAAGAGGCTCTTAAAGACCCAGAGTTTGCTAAGAAAGTGGATCAATACAGGGCTTTGGCGTTTGCCCAAGAGCAGACCCCTATTGCAGATCAACTTCTTCAGAAAAACATTCCCGAAGATATACGCTCATTCTTGATTCTTGCCAAACGATTCCGTAATGAGGTTTACCGTACTGAATCAGGGCTAGCAGTTACTGCTTATGAAGCCTTACGTCAGTATGGTGCAGTGCCACAGCCGGGAGATAGCGCTAGGGCATTAGTTACCAAGTTGCAGACTCTTGAAAGAGGCATGAAAGATGACTTGGCTAATGAGCAAAGGGTATTCCCTGACCTTATGATTGCTGGTCAGCGCAGTGGATTGATCCCAGTAACGCCACAGACACCTGCTCAAAGAGATGGTGCGGCAGCAGCGCCAAATGTTGATCGTGCAAACCTTCCAACACCACAGACACAGGAAGAGTTTGATCGTTTGGCTCCCGGCTCAGAATATATTGATCCAGACGATAATCAGATTTATCGCAAGCCAAAAGCGAGGCAATAATGGCACGATTCCAAGGTGAGCCAGTTGAGTCAGAAACCCGCAAACCACGGTTTGCTGGCGAGGTTCCCACTCCATCTGCAAAGAAAGATGAGTTGCCGCCACCCCCAGAAGATACTTTTGACGTAGGTAAGATTCCAGAAGCCACTGCTTACGGTGGATTGTTTGGTGCTTTTACGCCTGAGATTATGAAAGGCGCTGCCAAAGTATCTCAGTTTTCCCCATATACACGGGCGTTTAGCCCAATGTTAGAGGTGGCTGGCGAGGCTGCTAAAGGCCGTAGGGCTGCTGGTGCTGTTGCTGGTGGCTTTGCTGCTGGCACCGGAGAGACGGCTGCTCAAACCGCTAAGGCAATGGGCGCTGGCCCAGTAACACAGGAAGCCTTAAGATTTGGCACAGAAATTTTAGCACCTGCTGGCTTAGTTGCCGCTGGTCGTAGCCTGCCGATCACAAGAGGATTTGTTCAAGATATTACGGAAGGCGGCTACAAAGAGGCTACTCAGCGTTTTGCTGACCGCTTGCGTGGCCCTGCTGCGCGTGAAGCAAGAACGGCTCAAGAGGCAGTGATTGGCGGTTTAGAGCGTGAAGCATCAGCATTACGCGCTCAAGGCAAACAACAGGCTGACCAAATTATTGCATCTGCTGAAGCAGAGGCTGCAAGGTTAGCGCCTACTAATGCACAGCAGGCAGCACAGATTAGACAAGCAGCCCGTGATCGTGCCAACAACATACTTGGTGATATTGAGCGCAGGGTAGCCTTTAAGAGGGCCGCTTTGAGCCGTACCCGCGGTGTTATTGCTGAAGCAGAGCGTATTCCGGGCGGTACCCGCGCATTGATTGGTGAGCCAAAAGAGGCTACGGATGTCGGTTCTGCTCTGCGGGATCGGATTACTGAGGTTCAAAAGGATCGTTTGGCTGCACGTGAAGCACAAGTTACGGCTGACAAGGCTTCTGTTTTGGCAGACGTTCAAGCCAAGCAAGCGGCTGGAAAATTGGTTTCAGACCTACCTGAATACAAGCAGTTGCTAGACTTTTTGGCTACTAAGTCTGGGATTGGCAAGGCTGGCAAACAAGCGCCATTGGCTGCTGAACGTGATCCCGGCACAGTCAATGCCCTGCAAACTCTTTATAACTCACTAAGGCCACGCCGGATTGAAACGGCTGAAGGCACTGTAGAAGAGTTGCCAATTGGCTTTGATGCTATCGACACTATTCGCCGCAGGCTAGGCGAGGCATACCGCAACCCTACCGCTGAAGGCTATGGCGCTATTGGTCAGGGTTATGCCCGTGATCTTTACAAGCAATTAAGCGAAATCCTTGGTAAATATTCTGAGCCTAAGAAAGACTTAATTGCCAACTACGAAACCCTGTCCCGTGATCTGGACGTATTTAAGACCGGAGCAGGCCAAAAGGCTACCGCTGTAGAGCGCTTTGACCCGGATCGGTTTAAGACCTATGCTTCAGAACTGCCTGCAAACTACTTTGCCAACCGTGAGTCGGTGCGTGACCTAGTAGAACTTACAGGTGGAGACAAAAGGTTTGTAGAGCAGCAGGCCGCATCCTATGTTGCACGGCAACTAGAAAACGTCAAAACTGCTCAAGCAGCGTCTAACTGGGAGTCGGCTAACCGGGATTGGCTGGTAGAGTTTCCAGCACTTCAAGGTTCCGTAAACCGTTACTTGGAATCCCTTGGCTTTGCAGAACGCCGTATCCCACGGACAGAGGCAGTAGCAAAGGCTCTAAAGACTGAGATTCCTAAGATTCCAGAACTGGCTAAGAAAGAGGCCGCTGGAGTAGTCAAGGAAGCGGAGAAGCAAGCCACAGCGCTTGAGCGCCCCGGTGCAGCGGCTATGGCTGGTGCGCGTGGTCAGGCTAGGACAGCGGAGGCTGCTGCGTCTGCCAAGGCAAAACTACTGTCTAGTCTTGGAAAAGACCCAGTAAAGGCTTTTGATGAGTTAGTCAGGGCAGGCAATACTGATCGACTACGTGCCGCTGCGCCTGTTATTAAGGGTGATCCTGAGTTACAAAATCAATTCTTGGAAGGGGTGCGGATTAGTATTAGCCGCCTAGACCCCAAAAATATGGCAGACGATTACCGCCGTTTGATTCAGCCAGCGCTCTTAGACACTGAATTGATTGACGCAAAGCAGGCCAAACAGATTGCCGATCAGGTGCGTTTGGTAGAAATGTCTGTGGCTCCAGAGCGCCGTGCTATGGCAATTACTTCAGCGATCCGCAATGCCGTTACTGGCACGGGTGGCGCTGCCACCTCTAGGCTGATGGAGTCGTTAGGGTTATCCTTTACTCAACCATTTTTAGGAGGCCAATAATGCCTTTAATGAAAGGTTCTAGCCAAAAGACCATCTCTAAGAATATCGGTGAGATGGTGAGCAAGTTTAAGCGTACTGGAAAACTCGGCACTTCCCGTCCGTCTAGCAAACGTGCCGCAATGAAACAGGCTGCTGCTGCCGCATACGCCAGCGCCAGAAAGAGCAAACGCAAATGAACAAGAATTACCAAGAAATGTCTGACATGGAAAAGCGTCAGGCTGATCGCTCTGCTGCTCGGAACTCTGCCAACGAAACAACTGGCTCTGAGTCTGCAATGAGAGCGCGTGGTCTAAAGCCATTAGACGCAAAGAAGACTGCTCGCTCCCGTAGGAAATTGGATAGATGAGCAAGAAACAAAAGGGGCTGAACCCGGAACTAGAGGAAGCGGTGAACACGTTACTGCGTCAAGTAATGAGTGACTCCACTGCCTCTTTGACCGACAAGACTAAAGTATTAGACCGCGCTCTCAAACTGGAACAAATCAAACAAAAGATTTCGGATGACGAGTGGGGTAAAGGTTTTTATAACGATGAAGAAGGAGAGTAATTATGTCGGAAGGAATGATTTTGAGAATCGTCAGGATGGCGATGGAAGTGCTGTCTATGCGATTGTTGACCATCTTATCTATGGCGATGAGTTTTGCGTTGGCAGTTTGGACGATGTTCGAACCTTCTTGGGAGCGTATGGCGATGGCAGCATTTTTTGCCGTGTGCGTCTATTTACCTTGCATTAGTATTGAAAAAGGAAAGAAAAATGATGAAGTTAAAGATCAATAAAACCGCCGTGTACATGAACGGAAACGGGAATGGAAACGGTGAGTACAAGAAGGGGCCAGCAGGCGAGGCTTATCGTCCGGCAGTCATCACTGATGCGTGTGGTCACATTCAACCTACCCGCCGCCAGCCTCAAGGATTTGTCGGTGTTTGGGATTATTCTGGCTCCGGCGATGTAAAGAAGTCACCAACTTCTAAACCGGGAAACGGACGGTAAATCATGGCTAACAACATAGCATTTCAGGCTACTGGCAACACCTTTGTAGTAGTAACAACCACGGCTAACACGGCAGTAAACAAGCCTGTCACTGGTGTAACTCCGAGCAATCAGTATCGGATTACTTCAGCCAATACCACGGTCTTTGTGCGTATGTCTGAGTCCAATGCCAATGCTGTGTTGCCAACCATGACCACTAGCCAACCCGGATTGTGGCTAACCAGTGGGCAAACTGCTGTCGTTACTGCTCAACAAACCAGTGTAGATAAGACCGTATACCTATCGGTTATCTCTGAAACAACGAATGGTACCGTGTTCGTAACTCCGGGTGAGGGAATGACATAATGGAACAACAATACGAAAACGCTAAAGAAGTAGCAGGCAAGTCGATTGGTCGATTTGGACTCTTCTACATTACGCTAATCGTATTGATTGGCGTAGGTTCTAGTTACTTCCTGTCCGAGGCGGCAATCACTGCCGTGATGACAATGATTGGTGGCGCTCTGGTAGCGCTCATCAACATGATGAATGGGATTGCTGGCACTGCGGTCAAAGAAGAAAGACCTGAGTTTAAGGTTATCGAAGGCTTGATCCAACGCCTAGACCAAAAAGAACCTCCAATGCGAGTAGACGTTGTGGATGGCAAGGTAACGGTTGCTAAAGGCCATGACATTGTTTCGATGAAGGAAGGGAAATGATTCCATTCGCTGCTCTATTTGATGTCGGCATGAAGGTACTGGATAAGGTCATTCCTGATCCAGAGGCTAGAGCCAAGGCACAGGCTGAACTTATCAAAGTGCAGCAAGAGGGCAGGCTCGCTGAGTTGCAGGCTGACAACGTAGAAGCCCAAGAACTGACCAAACGCCTAGCAGCCGACATGGGTTCAGACTCATGGCTATCAAAGAATATTCGCCCAATGACATTGGTTTACATCCTGACAGCATACTTAGCATTGGCGATCATGGATGCGTCAGGATTAGACATATCCGATAACTTCGTATCCCTGCTAGGCCAGTGGGGGATGCTAGTGATGTCCTTCTACTTCGGAGGACGTACTTTAGAAAAGGTTATGGACATGAGGGCTAAGAGTGAACCTAAGTCCTAACTTTACTTTAGAGGAGTTGACCTCCTCAGAAACGGCAGAACGACATGGAATTGATAACACGCCTACGCCAGAGATTATCGAAAATCTTAGACATCTTGCGGCAGCGCTTCAAGAAGTAAGGACGCTCCTTGGCAACAAACCAATCACTGTTTCAAGCGGCTATCGCAGCCCTGCGGTCAATGAGAAACTGGGTAGCAAACCGACTTCTGACCACTGTAAGGGTCTGGCGGTTGATTTTGTTTGCCCGTCTTTTGGCACCCCGGATGAGATTGTCCGGGCAATTATGGCTTCTCCTGTATCGTATAAACAGGTCATTAGAGAGTTTGATAGATGGGTACATCTCGCGGTACCAGCGCCGGGAGAAGAACCGCGCCGCCAAGCGCTTATCATAGATAAGCAGGGTACTAGAAACTATGCCTAAGAAGAACGTATCTCTAGCCATCAGCCGGGGTGAGAAGTTACCTGTCAGCCGTGGCGCTGGTCTGACAGCCAAGGGTAGGGCCAAGTACAACCGGGAAACTGGGAGTGATCTGAAGGCTCCAACCAAAGATACCAGTAGCGGCAGGCACAAGTCGTTCTGTGCTAGAAGCCGTAGTTGGAAAGGTGAACGCGGCAGAGCCGCACGTAAACGATGGGGGTGTAGATGAAAGCCAAAGGACTGTATTACAACATTAACAAACGCCGTAAAGAAGGCAAGACTCCAAAAAAGCCCGGACAAAAGGGATACCCAACACGCGAGGCTTTCGTGCGATCCGCTAAGACCGCACGTAAACCACGCTAACTTCTCCTTCCCTGCCGTACCTTCCCGGCAGGCTTGAACCCCCCGGTCTAGTGCCGGGGGTTTTTTTATTTGAGTTTGTTTACCTGATCGCAGATCACGCCTGCGACTAGCGCACGTTCCTCTGCTGTGCCATCAATCATCTTGCAGATCACGCGATCATTCTCAGTAATGATCTCAAGACTGCCATCCCTGCGCGACATAACAGCCCAAGGAAGTTGACACATATCGACAACCCATTGCGGTTCGCTACCAACTTCATGCTCCCACCTCTGACGGTCATCATCGATTTCATCTTGTAATGTAGTCATTCTTTGGCTCCGGTGTTTCCACTAATTGTCCTGAAAAATTGTAAGTGCCAAAGTGTCCAATCTTGCACCAAGGCGCTGCCCATACTTTGCCACCATGTTTGCGCCACTCATGGCAAAAGTGGTAATCTTCACTCAGAAGCCGCTTGCTTTCAGGGTCTATGCTTTCCGTAAAAAACCTGTAGACAGGCTTGCCTCCGGGCATATGACTCATATCGTTTCTGAATATTGGTGTGTGTTCAATCATCTTTTCGAACACCTCACGCTTAATCAACATGATCCCAGTGCCACCAGCAGCCACTTCAAACGGCTGGTTCTGAGGCACGGAGATGCTGCCTGCTCCGTCCAGTAGGTTCACGACAAAGGAGCCTGTGAACTTAGACAAGTCCTTTTCACCGCGTATGGCAGCGTCCCGTACCGTATTCCAATTGATCTCTTTCTTGGGACACATACCTACAATGATCTCCTTGTCTGCCATCAGCATATGGTATAGGTCAGAGCCACGCCACTGCTGGTCTGCGTCAATGAATAGTAGGTGTGTGTTATCAGTCTCTAGGAACTGGCTGACCAAGTTGTTTCTAGCCCGTGTGATCAGGCTCTCATTAAACATGAAAGCGCATGATAGTTTGATTCCGTGGCTGGTCAATACATTGCTCATGTCTAGCAATGACTGCACAAAAACTCCCGTACACATTCCACCGTACATTGGCGTAGCCAAAAAAATTCTAGGTTTTTGCTCTTCCATATGATCTCCGTATTGGTGGGGGATGACCGAAACACTGTCCCCCGTCAATGTCCTAATCGCCATCCTTTGCGGAAGGCTGCACCTCGGTCTGTGCGGGGGGTAATTCGTTCCCCAAAAATTTCAACATATCCTCCCACCGTACCAATGCAAGCGACTTCTCTCCGTCTGCTCGCATCACCACGATGGGAGTCTGCCCCTCTTTACATGATGCTTCTGCCTGCTTCATAAACTCATACACAGCAATCTTGCGGCGGCGCTTGCACTCGATCACGAACTGCTCAAGGATGATGTCACCCTCGCCAGCCTCTTGATATTGCACTAGGTTACGTCTGGTCTTATAGCCAAGGATCATGTACAAATCATTGACTATATCTCTTTCGTACTGCGCTCCACGCTGACGCTGTAACTTGCCCATTAGAAACAGGTCGTGTTGCAGTTACCGTTGTAGCAGCAGGTCGTACACATAATAAACTTACCACCTGAGTTTACAGTGTGCGTAGTGCAATTAGCGTAAACTGCGCCAGCAAACGTCAAACCGATCACCGCCATAAAAATTTTTGTCATTTTTGATTCCCCTTAAAAAGGCACATCGTCATCCAAGTCATCAACTGACTTGCTCGGAACTGGCTGCACGTTCTGCTTGTAGCCGGGATCGGGCTTCCAGTTATCTTCCTTAAGGCTAATCAATGGCCCCTTGGCAGATTGCTTAGTCCACGCTGCTATCTTCACTACCTCACCAGCAGTGTAGTCACGTTCTAGTTTCAATTCTCCCTTCCAATCGGGGCCACTACCTGTCTCACCTTTCTTGTGATTGGTGAACAATACCCCAGTGCCTGCCTGTCGTTCTTGTGGTTGATACGCCATCTTACTTTCCTTTCGCCAAATGATAACGGGCAAACGTCTTCCCGTTTTGTTTTACATCTTCCGTAATTATGTTATGCCCTGCCTTACGCAGGTCATCGATCCTTGCTGCCAACCTTGCACAGCCAAATAAACTCAAAGCGTTCATTGCGGTTAGGCTATTACCCTTAGTTAAATAATTCAAAATCTCTCCGTTCTGAGTGCGCTTTGTGTTCTTTGCTACCTGCTCCAAGATTGGCTGGATTACTTTGGGAGTGCGTCACTCGCTGCCTTGAGTAAACCTGCCGTGATCCGGTCTGCAATTTCTACGTGTACGCCTTTCAAAAGGCTCTGAGTGGCTTCGTTGGCAGAGATAAGGTCACTGATCTTCTGCACCTTCTCTTCTGCCGCTAGTTTCTTGGAGTCCAGAATCTTGATGCCCATCTTCTCAAAGGCGGCTAAGTAGTCATCCTCGTTCTGATGGTAAGAGTACGGCTCATCCGATCCGGGTAACAGTAGCGCCCAATCACCTTGTGGCTCAGAGATAACCGTAGGGATTGGCTCTGCCTGCGGTATTACGATACTTTCCTTACTGGCATTAGGGATTGTCTCGACTTCGGTTTCGTCCAGCATCCCAAGTCCACAGTGAGCAAGCACTGATCTGCGTATTGCTTTGGTAGTGCATTTAAGCACTGCGTTAGCAAGGGCATCCCCTCTAAGTCCTCCGATGCTAACAGCGCCTTGATTTTCGCTAGAGCGTCCATCAGCCCCGGTAACTCTGACCGAGACAACGTAAATATCATCCACCCGTTCTTTATTCGTAATTTGAGTTGAGAGTCGATGGAGGTTACAGAGTTGTTGCGTGGCTCCCGCGTTGGCATATAGCACCTGCTTTCCTGATAGGTTCAGCAGGTCAAACGGTTTGGCGCTAGGGTCTAGGCCAATCTGCTTGCAGCGATAGTTGTAATACTGCACCTTCTGAACTTGGTTTAGCCCCGACAAGTCCCCTTTGGTTACGATAGATTCGATAATCGCTGGATCAATAACAGCGACTTCACCCTTTGGCATACTGATTACGTTACTCATATTTAGCCCCTCATTTGATTAAGAACCGGCGTGATCCGGGTTGTTCTACTACGAACTTCTCATAAGTCTCTGGCAATGCCTTCTTCAACAACTCAGCATTGAACTTCTTACTAGACTTACTGGTTTTCCAAGTGGCTAGGATCGAGCCATCAAAGGCTTTCAATGTAGCCTTGGACAGCATGGCTGCTTGAATCATTTCCTTCAAGCCTTCCTCGGCCTCTTCGTACTCTTTCATCTTGGCCTTGATCTGCCCTAACTGCTGGCAGGCTAACTCAAGCGCAGCATTGGCTACCATGTCCTGACCATCATCCACCTTGTAGATGTCCTTGGTAACGTCAGCCATCGTCTGCGGGTTCCAGTTTTTAGTCTGCACCTGCGCCCAGAACTCAGCCATAGCCCGGATGTGAGCCTCTGCCTCTAGTTGTGTGAAGTTTTGCGGGAAGTGGCATAACTCTTGACCGCCAAACAGAACCACCAAGACTATGTTCTGCACCCCCTCATGCACAATCTGCTCGTGCATACACTGAGCGCGATACTTCTCAGAAACCATCTCAGTGCCATCATCGCCATACTTCTTGCGCTGGTGTACGCCGAGGTTCTTGACCTCGTAGAGCGTCTTGCCATCGGATGAGATGTAGTCAAAGTGGGATGCCAGCCAGTTGTGCTTTGGGTGTCTGAGCGCATAGTCTGCGTCTTTGAACTCCCAACCCCATCGGCCTGCTGCGATCCGCATGATTGGTTCTTGCAGGTGCAAGCCCATCTGTACTGGTTCTACGTCTGATAGATCAGGCTTTTCCCGCTGCCCAATCTTGGTAAGGTAAACCTCTCCACCCTTACCTTCTGCAATCATGCCTGCATCTGATGACCAGATAGCCTGATCGCGTACTGCCAAGTCTGCTTCGCTTAGTGCCATATCAGCCCCCTCATAAATTAGCGAAATTAAATACTACCAAGGAAATATCGTTTATGCAAGATAGGTCTATTAAGTTTAAGCCAATCTTCTGCTTCCATTGTGTTTTTGCTGTCAGAGCCAAAGCCACGCCCGATTGTGCTACTACCCACGTGGTGAACGTAGGCACGGGATAAGAAGTGTTTGAACCCGTTGTCTGCCATGTCAGCGCAGGCCACGTTGTCTGAGTAGAAGTTGATCGGCGGGAATCCGGGCCAGCCTTCCTTGTCCACACTAGCAAACAATGGAGCAGTCCATTCCACTTGTGCAATGGTTTCCTCGCTTGCCCACTTCATGCCTGCCCACTGGTCGGTTTCTTGCTTAAACCTAATGTTCTGAGGCATGGTAGCCATGTTGCTACGGGCAGATACAAAGCCCACCTTATGCCCCTGTTGCTTCAGGATAACCCTGTCATGAGTCAGTAGCCAGTAGGTATTGGGGTCAAGAACTACGTCATCGTTAGCCATGATGACTGTCTCATGCCCATCCAGAAAGACTTGGGTTATGGCGTGGTTAAAGGAATCTCCGAAATTGTCCTTATCGTTTTCCCCTATCCACTTCACAAAGTCCCAACACTGGATCGTATTCCAATCGCCGTAGACGTAAACCTGTGTTTCCCGTGGAACGTACTGCTCAATACTTGCCAACAGTACATTGATGCTTTTACTGCCCTTTGTCGCTATGACTATCGGTGTCACGTTCTTCTCCATATCCAATCCTAATTCCCAAATAGATGACCAGCACAATAAAACCTATGCCAATCAATGCCTCATACACGTTTACACCTCGTCTATCGTGACCTTCACACGCACTGGTATAGCCTTGAGTTTAACCCAGTAGGGGTTGTCTTCAAGCCATGCAGCGGCGTGGTTACGGGTACGAAATAGCAGGGTCTTGAGTGGCTGTGTAGGGTCAGACAAGTCTTGTACAAAGCCACGCTGGTACTGCAAAGCCCAACATAGTTTCTTCATAGCCATTTTTTATTCTCCCTAAACCAGCCGCAAACGCGCCAAAGTGTATCGGTCACGCTCTTTGGCTTCCAGCCAAGACTCTCCATCAATGAGCCATCCAAGGCATATCTCAGGTCGTGTCCGGGCCTGCTGGAGTGAAAGTCCACCATTTCGTAGGACAGTTTCTTATGCAGAATCATGGATATGGCTTCAGCCATCATCAGGTTATCCCATTCCTCGCTGCCAACGATGTTGAACTTCGGGCATTTGGCACCACCGTAATCGTTCTCAATTTCAGGATTATTGGTGAGCAAAAATAGCAATGCGTCTGCTACTTCTCTTGCATGGATGTAGTGCCTAGAACCTGCCTTGCTCTTATCCGCATTGGAGTGGATAGTGATTGTCTCGCCTGCCAATGCCTTACGGATACACATTGGGATGAACTTCTCTGGCGATTGACGCTCACCAAATACGTTCATGGTGTGTGTAATGTATATCGGTAGACCGTATGTATTCTGATAGGCCACGGCAAACTCTTCACCACCTGCCTTGCTTGCGGAGTAAGGATTGGTGCAGTTGTAGCGGTCACGCTCCTTGTACTTGATCCCTTCCGGTGCTGGCCCAAACACCTCATCGGTGCTGAAGTAGATAAAGCGCTTTAGGTCTTGGGTACGGGCAAAGTCTAGGATATTCACCGTTCCTATGACGTTATCCATCGCAAACTCAAGCGGATGGTCAATAGATCGGTCTACATGGCTTCCAGCCGCTAGGTGCAAGATGATGTCTACCTTCCCAATATGGGCGGCTACGTGTGGATTTATAGCCGCTTTGAGGTCGTGGTGAACCACCTTGACGCGCCCTGTCGCTTGAGGCATTTGCTTTAGCGCATCGCTTAAACGGTTCAGATTGCCTGAGTAATCCAGCCGATCAAGGCTTATGACCTGCCAATCTGTGCGCTCTAGCAAGTAAGCAATAACGTGATGCCCAATAAATCCGGCACCACCAGTGACTAAAACTCTCATTTCTCGCCCCTCCAGATCAAGATAGCCACGATGATAAAGAATATCATCACAGCCCACGCTATGCCCTGAGCCGCGTCTGCTGCCTGTTGGGTTCTCAGCCACCAATCATAGTTAGAGGGGTTCATTTAGCCACCTCATCGACTATGCGCTGGATCATTGAGCAATGGTGCCGTATCTCTGTGGCTACCCCATCGATGTCTTGCCAGTTTGGTTTGTAGGCATTGCGGCTAAGTCTATTTAACTCAGTCATTAACCTATTCATCTGCACTACATGACTGCCAAGGTCAAACAACATTGGATCAGTATTTCTCATATCAGCCCCCTGATTGATTAGTCTAGTCTTGCTTCTTGGTCTAACTGCAATCTCCGTTCCTTGGCCTTGGTAAGTAGGTCTGCTACCTCGTTAGCCTCTTGTCTGATTCGATGCAATCTCTCAGCCAATTGACGCTCTACCACTAGGCTTTGCAGTGCTACATTCATCGCTTCTTGAATCGTATATTCACGCTGTACATTCATGGTTAACCTCCGTTGATTAGGTATGTGTAAACGTCTACACGATATGAACCGTATACCCATGTTTATGCACTGTCAAGAACTTTGTTGTATTTTTTTTGATTCTCTTTCTCTGATACAACACGCAGGTTAGAGGGAACGTGTAGCCCAGACACGGTAGCGCCACGTAGGGGGTAGATATGATCGACAACATATCTTGACCCTGTGGCCTGCGTTAAATGTACAGCCTGTAGGTAAATGGCCTTGATCTCTTGCCAATCTCCATCGGTTAGCCAATGGGGTACGCAACGGTTTGGAACCGAAACTGACCTGCCGTTTGGATGAGTCTTTTTACGCGCTGCGGTCTTGGCTTTGTGGCAGGTTTTACAGATTGAATACAGGCCATCTACGGTTGTATATCGCTGGTAAAACTCTGTTACGTACTTAATTTCTTGGCACGACTTGCACATTTTCATGGCTGCTCCTTGGTTGTGGATAACCAAAGGATAACATAAGGATAACTAACTTTGGGATATATCCTATATACGTCTTATTACGGGCGTATACTATAGGACATATATTATAAATATAGAACGTATACTATACGCCCTTACCTAGATTACAAAACATATAGCCTATAGGTTTGGATTGGGGTGTGGATAACTTGGGCCTCGCAGTCGGCCTACCCAACGGATCAGCAGGCGGAGTATGTGAACGTGTGAAATCCTAAATCTTAAATTTAGGACAATCGCAAAGTGCAATGCCCTAAAAACCAAATCCTGATTTTTTTTGCCATAGAAAATGCAATCTCATTTTTGGAAAACAGGGAATAGATTCAAGAAATGACATTGCGTGCAGAGCATATGCACAGGCACTATATCGGGGACGGGCCATATAAGGCCATAGTAAGGCCGCTAGACGCTAGTCTATGCCTTACCATTAGCCGGTATGAAAAAGGCCCGTAGAGGGCCTTTTATTGGGTTATAGAATAGCCGGATCGTGAATCACTGGATCGCCATTCATCTTAGCGGCAAGAATAACGGTTACTTCGTAAGACTTTTTTGCTTTGAATTGTTTCGCCGCTATCAATTGCGCGTCATAGGATCGCAGCGCTTCAACGGTTATTTCTTTCCCCTTGTAGAATGCAATATAGGTAAACATAGTGAAAACCTCTCTTAGGAAATGCCGGGACAATTCCCGGCCCGTTATCCCCTACCACGTAGGGCAAGGGATAAAAGGCCGGAAACTAGGCCGCTAACGGCATTTCTTCGCTAGATTCTTGCTTTGCTTTGCCGCCATTTATTAGCCAATCCATACCGGCCTGCGCTTTACCTGCCGCGCTAATAATGAATTTTTTGTCATTCTTGAGCGCTTTGAGCCATGATTCAATATAGGCCGCATGGCGTAAATCCCCGTCTAGGCCGCAATGAGCGCAAAGCATGGCCGCGCCAAGTTCCGCGATTAGTTCCTCATAGGCGTAGGCATGATCGCCAAAGCGCTTACCCTTTTCACGATTCAAGCGTGATTCATGGCCTGTAGCATGAATCGCCTCATGTAATAGGGTAGCGTAGTAGTTTTCCCGGCTAGAAAACTGGGCCTTTTCCGGCATATGGATCGAATCATTAGACGGGCGGAAAAACGCCTCATTTCCGCCATGATGCAGGCCGCCGGATAGTTTCAAAGTATCGGTTAGCGCTTGTGCCTTGTCGCATGGCTCCCATGATTCGGGCGCTATCTCTTCGCGTACTGGTAGGGAAACGTCTTCGCATTGATCTAGATTGAACACGTAGTAGTGTTTAAGCATAGGCACGTGCGTTATTTGATCGGGGTTAGTCTTATCTTTTACAGCCAAGGGTTTCCAGAAAACAATGGGAGTACCCTTTTCGCCTGTTTTGATATTGCCGCCCAGTGCTTGTGCTTGTTTGAACGTAACCCATGCATTGCTGGTAAAGGTAGAACCCATAAGGGTCAAGAATGTCCAGTTAGCGCCACGATAGACTGTACCGCTAGCAGGGTTCCATGGTTGGCCGTTGTGCTTGCCATTTCTAACGTTTTTCCATGGTTTAACCCATGGGGCAGTGCCGTTTTCTAATTCAGTAATGATCCGATCAGTAATTACTTGTGCAATGTCCATGTTATTTGACCCCTTTAGCAAAAAAGATTGATCGAATGGCGGCATAGCGTGAAGCGCCCATGTCGCGCAGTTTCCAATAGGCATAGCGCGTGCCATATAGCGCGATAGTGGATCTAAGCGTTAGCGGATTGCTCTCATAATTTAATGCGTGGTTTACAAGCGTTTTGTGCATTTTGTTACCCCTATATATTGATTAGGAAATGTAATTATATAACGGCATATATGCGTAGAACGTTTACGTTTCCTATATGTCATACATTGTATTTTCTAATCTATATATGTCTTATAATAGGTGTAACCTATAGTCTATATATAGGTACTAACGGGGTTCTAGCGATATCTATGGGGATTGATCCTAATCGCGCTCCACGCGTTCAGGGAATTCCCATGCCATAGTGTGAACCGCTATGGGGTAACGCCTATGCAAGCGCTAGACGTAAACCTAAACGCATATGCGTCATGCATTGCATCGATTCGATATCGATTGATCCGCTTAAATTTGGCTTTCGATTGGGTTTCGCCCCTTGTGGATGCGCGACCCATAACGCCCCCCGCCCCAAGGAAAAATCAGGTTTTCCCTACACGCTATATTTCGTGTAGTATTTGCACATATCGTTTAAGGAGGACGTATGCAACAGGTGTATGAAGTGAGTAAGGATGTGCCTATACCGCAGCCGATTAAGAGGCATAACTACCCTTATGAGCAGTTGCAGGTGGGGGAGTCGTTCTGGGTTACTGGAATCAGTATGCAGTCCCTTTGCAACTCCAATAGGAGGCAGAGTAAGCGGTTGGAGAGGAAGTTTATCTGCCGTAAGGAGAATGACGGGGTTAGGGTCTGGAGGGTGTCATGAGTTATGCAGATCAATTAGAACCTACTGCCAAACTAAGATGGGTTAAGAACGGTAAGGAGTACACGCTCCAGCAGTGGTGGAGTAATCAGGCCAATGTGAAGATGGGGCCAACCCATATGGTCAAGGGTGAGTGGCGGGATGTGCCAATGGAAGAGCAATAGATGGCTGTGATGGTAGCGGTATTTGGGTTAGGTGCTTTTACTGGCTTTGTGTTTGGTTTGATATTTGCCGAGTTAGACAAATGAGTAAGTCTGTGCGGGGGATTGATGTAAAGAAGACTGCCGAGGCTTGGTTCAAGCAGGCGGTCAATATTGATAAGGATTACTTTTGGCGCTGCATGAAAAGCCATAAGGAAAACTCTAAACCTAATGGAGACTATCCTTACTGCGGTATACACGCTGAAACATATAAACTGATGGTTAATCACCCTTGGGGTCAGGAGTATCTAAAAATTGTCAAACTTAAATAAGGTCTTGCCTCAGATTGCGCCCCACTGTACAGATATGTGGGAACACTTCACCACCCTTAGAGACTACGCACAAGAGTGTTCATCGGTAGTTGAGATGGGGGTAAGAGGCGGCTGCTCTGCCTACGCCTTGGCTGCTGGTTTGGAAGCCAGCCCCTACAAAGGCAAGTGGATGCTCTACTTGGATATTAACGCCTGCCAAAACCCTAAGTTAGAGGAACTCTGCAAACTCTCTGACATCAGCATCGAGTTTAAGCAGGCGGATTCCCGCCACATTGAGATACCTACCTGTGACCTACTTTTTATCGATACGCTCCATACCTATGGGCAGTTGAAGTTAGAACTATCGCTCCACCATGAGAAGGCTAAGAAGTACATCATCATGCACGACACCGATGCCCCTTGGGGGTTTAAGAACGAGGTTGATGATGGCTCACCTGACCGTGGGCTTTGGCCTGCCATTGAGGAGTTTGAAAAGGAACACCCTGAGTGGCAGGTGCATGAGCGCTTTCGTAACTGCCACGGGCTAACCATACTGTTGAGAGCCTAATGCACGAATCAGCCATTAAAAATGGCAAACGGTTTTTTGAAACCTATGCCAAGCATAAAGACGGTGGTGTGGTAGTTGACATTGGTAGCCAAGACGTAAACGGTAGTCTTAGGTCTTATACCCCTGAACGGTTTAAGTACGTTGGCGTAGATTTCAAAGAGGCAGCAAACGTGGATGTGGTGCTTAAAGAGCCATACGTCTTGCCATTTGAGTCTGAGTCTGTAGACATTGTGGTGTCTTCTTCATGCCTAGAACACTCTGAGTTCTTTTGGCTAACCTTTTTGGAAATAGTCAGGATTACTAAGCCTGATGGCTTGATCTACATCAATGCACCCTCTGGTGGCCCTCACCACGCCTTTCCTGTTGACTGCTGGCGGTTTAGGCTAGACGCAAGCATGGCGCTTATGAACTGGGCTAACCACAATGGATATAACACTATCTTGCTAGAAGCCTTTGTTGATAGCGCTCCGATATGGCACGACATGGTAGCAATCTACATTAAAGACAAAAACCTGTCCCACCTTTACCCAGATAGGATTGATCTTGAAGTTTGACACCAAGAAGTTTTACCAGTTTTGCCGCAACCTAAAGATTGAATCTAAAGAGCAAGGCATGATTACCTTGGGGGAAACCCTACTAGGTACTCAGACCTATGTGATTGATGAAGTAGCCAAAGGCTTAGAAGACGATATTCATTTCTTTATTGTGCTGAAAGGAAGGCAGTTAGGTATCACCACCATCAGCCTTGCTATGGACTTGTATTGGCACTTCCTAAACCCCGGTATGCAAGGCACTCTAACTACTGATACGGAGGAAAACCGTGAGCAGTTTAGAAGCACCCTACAGATGTACATGGACGGACTACCCAAAGAGTACAAGATACCCCTTATGTCCCACAACCGAAACCAGATGGTTCTCAAAAACCGATCCAGAATGTTCTACCAAGTCGCTGGCACAAGGTCAAAGGGAACACTGGGACGCGGTAAAGGTATCACTTTCTTGCACGGCACTGAGACTTCTTCTTGGGGTGACGAAGAAGGACTCGCCTCTCTTCTTGCCTCCCTCGCAGAAACCAACCCCCTTAGATACTATATGTTCGAGTCCACCGCCCGTGGGTTCAATATGTTCCATGATATGTGGGTGACAGCCAAGAGAGCGCGTACACAAAGAGCCATATTCTGTGGCTGGTGGCGCAATCAACTCTATGCTGCTGACCCAAACTCTGATGTGTACCGCGTCTACTGGGATGGGAAGTTATCCGCAGAAGAAAAAGAATGGACGCGAGAAGTTAAAAAGGTCTACAACTACGAGATCAATAGCCGCCAAATGGCTTGGTGGCGTTGGAAGTTACACGAAGGGCTAAAAGACGAAGGCTTGATGTACCAAGAGTTTCCTCCCACAGAGGACTACGCCTTTGTGATGACAGGCTCATCGTTCTTTTCTACCAGCAGATGTACTGATGCTATGAAAGTAGCCAAATCCATAGACGCTAACTATTACCGTTTCTCTATGGGGGCAAACTTTCAGGATACTGAGTTACTACAGTCTACCGCACGGCTTGCAACGATGACAATTTGGGAAGAACCCATCGACTTAGCCTACTACGTGATTGGTGCTGACCCTGCCTACGGTTCATCCGATTGGGCAGACCGCTTTTGCATACAGGTTTACCGCTGTTATGCCGATGGGCTGGATCAGGTGGCTGAATTTTGCTCATCCGAACTCAATACCTACCAGTTTGCTTGGATTATTTGCTACTTGGCAGGCGCATATAAGAACTCAACCCTAAACCTTGAGGTCAACGGGCCGGGGCAGGCAGTCATTAACGAGATGCGTAACCTTAAACGGCAGGCAACCGCTATGGGAGGCTCTGATGCTGCCAGCCTATACAACGTACTAGCCAATATGCAGCACTACCTCTGGCGGCGTAATGACAACTTTGGCGGCGTATCCAACAGCATTGGGTGGGTTACCACTCATTCCAGCAAAGAACGGATGCTCAATTACTTCAAGGATTACTTTGAGCGTGGTATGTGTAACGTGTATGGCATAGATTTACTAGATGAGATGAAAGGTATAGTACGTGACCAAGGGACGATTGCAGCGTATGGAAGGGGAAAAGATGATCGCGTTATTGCTTCAGCGCTGGCCTGTGCAGCCTACGCAGAACAGGTACAGCCCAGACTCATTGCCCAAAGGCTTACCCGTGTCAAAAAGGAAGCCCAAGACACAGCCGCCACAAATCCTGAAGGAGAGCAAGTCAGGAAACAGGTCAATAACTACCTCAAGGCACTTGGCTTTTAGGTATGGATACGGTTCTGACTAAACAAGACATCATCCGCAGGCTTGAGGCCATGCGCTCTAAACGTAAGCGCGGATTTACCATGCGTATGTTCGCTTCCTTTGCCGCCATAGGCTATCGGCACATGGAATCCATAACCCGTGACGGATCAAGCACCTTTACTGAACTGACTCAGCGCAAACTAAGTAAGGCGCTCCTAGCCTTGGAAAAAGGCGAGGCTGGCCCAAGAATAGACATTCTGGGGCGCAAGTTTATTGACTACCACCCAAGGGCTAAACCAGTTTTGAAGCGCGGGATGGGGATAGAAATGACCCCCTTGGGCATCAAAATGAAGGTAGGAATCACCAATAAATACGATTTTTCTAAACCGCGACTTGATGACGCATTGAAAAAAAGGGGCTAATATGGCAGTGATGAACGACTATAAGTGTCCGGCTCACGGGTACTTTGAATCGCGTGAAGCGGTATGTCCTCATGGATGTACCGATGTACAAGTGGTTTTCTTGCAGCCTGTAGGTATGACAAGTGATCGTACCAAGGGTAGCGATAAGACCCTGAAACAACTTGCACTGGACTTTAAGATGAGCGATGTGAAGTCTGTCAAACAAGGCGAAGCACAACCACCACGGTTTGCTAAACCAGATAATCCGTTTGCTCCGCGATGGGGTTCTCCGGGTGATCTTGGCGGCTTTAACTTGCGCTCTGTCGGAGGCGAAAACGTATCTGGCATTGGAGCAGTGAAAGAAGGATCAAGACTTACGGGGCCGCGTGTTGGCAGTTATGTTGCTGACCATCAAAACCTAAAGATTGACAAATGAGAATACCTACCGACCCATTAGAACGCGAGATGTTCTACATGGACATTATGCAAAAGTGCATGGTGTCTATGGAAAGCAGACGCACAGAATCAGAAGGCTTGCGATCCTACTACCTGTTTGGTGCAGGGCCAGAGGAAGCGCCAGCGCAATATAACAAAATCTTCCCGCACATAGATCAACTATCTGCGTTTATGTATGCAGCAGATTCTACACGCTTTTCAATTAACATTGGGGCAAGCGAGTCTGAAGATTATCAGCGCATGGTTCCTGTTTTAACTAAGGCGCTCTACGATTATTGGTTAAATAGCAACGCAGATCAAGTCTTTGGTCAAGCACTAAACTGGTCATTTTGCTACAACACCACCTTTGTGAAACCAGTTTGGCGCAATGGTATCCACCCGTACATGGTGGAACCCGCTGCCATTGGCGTGTTGCGTGAAGACGTTCCGTACACGGATCGTCAAGAAGCGATGATTCAGCGCTACTACATGACCAAGAGCGAATTGTTCTCACGGCTGTGGTCGCATCCCAAGAGAGATGAATTGGTGCGCCGCATCACCTTCTCTCAGCAAGAAACGTCTGACAATGCTTCAGGTATGGATCGTGTGATTACGTCTGCAACCAATCCTACCATCTACGGAAACATTAACTTAAACCTCACTGGCGTAAACCGCTACGTGCCTATGATTGCCGAAGACACGGTGATGATGCACGAACTTTGGATTTACGATGATGAGATTGATGACTACCTATGCGTCACGATTGCTGACCCTAACGTAGTAATCTTTGACCGTGCGTCCAAGATGATGTTCTTGGAAGGAGAAGTGCCTTTCGTTCAAATTTCTCCCAATCCGCAGTACGACTACTACTGGGGGCAATCAGAAGTGCAACGCTTGATCTTCTTGCAAGACATGAGGAATAAGCGCACCACTCAGATCATGCAATTGCTAGACAAACAGGTAGACCCACCCACGGTATTGCAAGGTTTTGGTGGTCTATTGGATGAGAAAACCTTTGCATTGCGCCGTGCTGGTGGCCTATTGGCTAACGATATGCCCAACGGCAAGGTCGAACAGTTTGCTCCAGACATACCAAATGACATATTTCGTGAGATTGCTGAGATTGATGCCATGTTTGCGGAGGCTTCAGGTATCGTTTCCGTTCTGCAAGGCCGGGGTGAAAGTGGTGTTCGTAGTGCTGGACACGCCTCCCAACTGGCTCGACTCGGCTCTTCACGCGCTAAAAAACGCGCTTTGGTCATTGAAAGCGCCTTGGAGAAACTGGCAACCCTCTATCTGAAGATGATGATGGTATATGACGATACCGTTTACGTTGATGAAAAGGGTAATAAGTTTATAGCCAAGCAGTTTACCGATGATTTCACAGTGAAAGTGGACGCGCACAGTAATAGTCCAATCTTCATGGAAGACCAGCGAGAGATGGCTTTCAGCCTGTATCAGGCCGGAACTATTAGCAAAGAGCGCTTGATCGAGATGATTGACCCGCCCATGAAGCAACAACTGCTTGAAGACTTGAAAAAACAGACTCAAACTGTACAAACGCCTCAAAGCCCTGAGATTCCTCAAGGCCAAGAGCCAATCGCACCTCAACCGGGAGAGATAGATGGCGGCCCTGCCTAACCAACCAGAAGGAAACCTCCGCACCGGCGATCAGCCCCGTGCTACGGAAACATCCATCAAAGATACTGAACGAAGCATGGGAAGAATCTCTTATTCACGCCAAGCACAGCGTGGAGGGTTCCCCAAAACTTCATACGGGACACGTTACATGAGGAAATCATAAGTGGCGAAAATGCAGTCACGCCCTTTTTTTTGGTTGACACTATAGTTTGTCTCAATTGAAAATCCGCACATCATAGGAACAGGATTACATATGGCTGTTTCAAGCAAAGAAATGATGGATATGCTCAAGTCTGAGCAACCACAACCGACACCTCCTCCCAACGAGCAGGCCAGCCAGACTGCGCCTATGCCATCCCCAATGACCACGCCTGAGCCACAGTCGGGCAACATGGAGCAAGCACGTTTGAACGTGATGATGGCGCTCGATATGATCCAGAACGCCTTGCAGACCTTTGGCCTTGAGTCCGAAGAGGGCATGGCACTTCAGGATGTTGTTGGAAAGATTACGGCAAAATTCGGAGAGCGTGAGTCTGATACCCGTCAACTCATGCCAGCAGAGATCATGAATTTGATTCAAACCTTGCCGCAGGCGGGTGGTGCAACCCCTGAAGCAAGGGCAGTCGCAGCAGCACCAGCACCCGGAACTCAACAACCTCCATTACCCATTTAAGGAGAAGTAAATGGAACTCTTCAAACCACGTGGCAATCTGGCTCCGCGCCGACCCACAGATAACACTCAGCAGAACGGTCAAATCGTCAACACTCCGCGCTTTGCAGAGTTTGGCGGCTTAACTGCTCCAAACAAAATTGGCCCCAAGAACAAAATGACTCTTGGTAAGCCGGGTGACGGTAAAAAAGTCATCTAATTGACAGAAAGGGGCTAACAAAATGTCATTAGAGAATTTATCCGTAGAAGCACAACAAGAGTTGGCAATGCTTGCAAAGACTTTGGCTGAAGACCCAAAGACGCGCAGATCATTTCTTCAACTTACTAAGCAAGTACGCCCGGATGTTCCAATCCCTGAGATTGAAATTGAAGAGCGTACTAACTCAGTCCTTCAGCAAGCCGAAGACCGTGTTAAGTCTTTAGAAGACAAACTACGGGCTAAGGAAGCGCGGGAAGAGTTAACAAAACGCCGCGATACCCTAGTCAAGAAGGGTCTTGTCGAGTCCGAAGACGAAATCAAGGAAGTCGAGAAGATCATGGTTGAAAAAGGTATTGCAAATCACGAAACCGCTGCTGAATACCATTCGTGGATGAAGCAAGCGGCAGCGCCTACACCATCGCAGTTTCCGCAGCCCGTAATGTCGAAGTTTAATACCAAGGATTTTATGAAGAATCCTGTTGGTGCGGCACGTGACGCGGCTCATGCAGCATTAAGCGAATTTAGGAAAAATCCGAAGCCTATTGGCTTTTGATTTTATTGGTTTAGGGGCTTTTTTCTAGGAGATTAAAAATGCCTATTGGCGGAGGAATTATACCGGCCTCTGGGAGTCAACAATACACGGA